ACGATGTTGCCGTTGATGTGCTCGAGATAGTCGGCGACGATCGCCAGCGGGTCGCTGTACTCCTGTGTGACGACCCCGCGCATGTACGGGATCTGGTGGCTGAGCACCCACTGCTTGATCGCATCGACGCTGTAGGGCAGCAGGCCGAGCTTGTAGGCGATCTCGCCGGCGACCAGCACCGCGGCGACCGTCGCGCTCCAGAAGCGCTCAGCGGACTGGATGCGGGCCGCGGTGTCGATATCCTTCATCACCTCGCGCACGCGGGCAACGACAGCGTCTTGGTGCTTGAGCACGTGGTAGATGAACTGCTCGCCGATGTGGCCGTAGTTCTGCTTCAGGCCGAACAGGAAGTCGTCAGCCTGCCACTTCTCGTGGACGGTGGTCGCCTTGAACACGATCTCGAACACGCGCATCGACCCCGCGGTGCCGGCGGCATTATCGAGACTGAGCATGCTGTGCAGCGAGTTGTTCGCCGTCGTCTGCATGATCGTCGCCTTGTACGACCCGGTCGTGGCGCGCTCGACACCATCGGTCTGCAGCCGGATGCGATGCCCCGGCTGCGTGATGCTCATGGCCAGGTCGACGGCGTCCCGGATGGGCATGTGGGTGATTTCGTCGACACACACCGGCAGGTTGGCGAGGACGGTGACGCGCTCATTGCGGCCACGGACAGTCGCACCGTTGTTGGTGCCGTTGATGGGGTAAAGCTCAGGCTGACCCCAGAACGAGGCCGCTGTGTAGAGCGAGGTCGACTTCGACGCACCAGCTTCACCGGACGCATTGACGATCACTCCGTGGTGCCCGGTCGCATAGAAGATCGGCGCCGCGAGCGCGGCGAGGATGAAGAACTGGTTCGGGAGATAGGCCGGGCTATTGTAAAAGTGCAGCAGCTTGACCTGCTCCTCGAGCGTGCCGCGGCTGTGGACGTCCTTCGAGGCGCGCTGCGCGCCGAGGCTGAGCTGCGCCGGTTTCACCGAGCCGTCGGCCAGGATCACCTTGTCGGGCAGGATGAAGTGGGTCTGGTCGTCGCCCCAGCCGAGGTGGTTGCACTGGGCGTCAGCGTCGGCGAGCTTCTGCAACTGGGCGATGTAAGCGACCATATATTCCTGCAGCGTTGAGAGGTGCCCCTTGTGAGGGTATACACCTTGATGGGCTACGGCTGCTACGAATTTCCGCATGTCGTAGAGCATGTCGGCATCGAGCACGAAATCCTTGGCCTCACCTCTTGGTAGCGCGACGTGCCAAACCTGCTGCTCCACACCTTGCTGGGTGTTCGAGAGCCGGCGCAGCGGGTAGAGGTCGTAGTCGTAGATCTTCTGCGGCTCCTCGGTGCCGTCGGCGTTCTTGGCGACGACAGCGATACCGCCGCCTTCCTTCAAGCGAATGAACGGCTTGGGCGGATCAGGGAGCTCGAGCGTGACGATCTGATCGCCGAGCCGCTCGTCGTGGAGCGGTGGCGGGGCGGGGTCCTTGAACAATGCGGCCTGGATCGGCCCGTAGACGCGCCCCTGGAAGGGGCAGCCGGTGCACAGGCTGTCTCCCACCGACGAGGCGAAGGCGACGCTGGCGCAGCTGCTAGGGCCCTTCTGCGAGCTCTCGTTCTGCTTGATCTTGGCGTTGCACGCCTGCTGGTTGTAGCCCGGGTGGCCGGTCGACAGCTTGTGGACGTTGCGGTGACCGTTCTCGGTGAAGCGGCCGACGCCGATCGCGATGCGGTACCACTCGGGCTCGCTGAACTGACCCTTGAGCGTGGCGATACGACGCATCTGCGCGCACGCCGTCAGGACCGCCACCATCGTCGGCTGCGGCCCATCATACTCCACGTCCAGGTTCGACGGGCCGAACAGGCTCTCGGCCTGGGTCAGTTGCGGCGCGCTCTGGGGCGTCATGCCGGCCCTGATCACTGCTTCGTTAAGTGACTTAACAAAGACGCCGGTCGCTGCGGCGTTGCCCTTCGCTACGCGCTCGACCGGCCGCGGATTGGCGCGGTCCTTCCAGTTCGAGGTGCCGACGACACGCAAGACCGACGAGCTGTCCGTGGTTCGCGACGGGTCTGCCTTCAAACCGTAGTGCTTTGCCAGTTGCCTGAGGCGGGTAGCGTGGTCGCGCCACTCGTCCGACGGCAGGGCGTCGGTCAGCAGCCAGTAGACGTGGAAGCCGCCGCCTGACGAGGTCACCAGTGGGTAGGGGAGTTCGGTTTGCTTGACGAAGTCGATCAGCGCCGCGAACGCTTGCTCGCGGGTGTCGTACTTGTGCGGCTCGGGACCGATATCGAGGTCGAAGAAGAAGCACTTGGCTTCGACCATGTTGCGCTGGACGCGCACCTGGGTTTCGCCGCGGGCCGCCTTCTCGGCGTCCTTGTGCGGCACCTGCTTCTCGCGAAGCGTGTGGATGTTGAAATAGACGTCACAGCTGCTGGCAAGCTGAGCCGAGGCAGCCGCTGCTTGCTCGATCGTGTCGTAGGTCCGGTGCCGGAAGGCTCCGTTCCCGCGCGGGATCGCAAGGCAATATATTCCTGTCTCGGGCCACACGGCCCGCAGGAATTCATCAGGCGTCATTCGGGTCCCCCCGGTACGGCCCCCACCCACTTAAGCCCAGCGCGGGCGAGGGCCGTCAACTATGCGTTAGTCACAACGGGAGGTCAATCAGTCACCCCAGTCAGCGAGCAGCGCTCCGAGCTCGGAGTCGACCGCGGTCGTTGCCGCCGGTGCCGGCTCGGTGACCGGCGCTGCGGCCGCTTTCGGCGCCGCCTTGGTCGGCTTCGCTTCCGGTGCTGCAACGCCAGCCTGGGCAGCGCCCTGCGTCGGCTGTGCGGCCGGGGCGTTCAGCCCCGCCATGATGATCTCGCCGTCGTCCTCCTCCGCCTCGGCGGTGGCGACCGTCGCCTGCTGCGAGGCAGTCTGCGCGGGAGTTGCCGTCGTCGACGCCTTCTCGACCCCGTCCGGTCCGGCTGGGGTGTAAGTGCCAGCGAGCAGCTTCTGCACTTCCTCGCTCTTGGTGAGCGGGATGATCTGCGCGATCTCGTCCGGCTGGAGCCAGCGCTCGGCCGCGAAGAAAATCTTCGGGTAGGCCGCGTTCTGGTCGAACTTCATCTTGGTGACCACCGCCGCCGAGTGCTGCACACCGCGCGACTTGAGATAGTCCATGTAGTTCGAGAAGGCGTACCAGCCCTGTGCCTCGGCGTCGGGGCTCTGCTTGTCGAAGTCGCTGGTGATCGCGATCTTGAGGCGCAGCGGCGTGAAGTCGAGCTTCTGCGCCGGGACCACCGCCAACATGCGGTGCTGCGAGCATGCCGTCACCGCCTTGCCGCCGTCGGTGATCTTCGAGCCCTTGGCAGCCATCGGGCAGGTATCGCACTTGTGGCTGGTCTTGGTGCTCTTGACCTCGTCGGACACCGTTTCGTCGGGGGTGATGCCGTCGTCCGACCAGCAGATCGGCGCACTCTCGTTCGCCGGGTCGTAGGCGCCCTCGTAGTAAGCCCGGCCGCGGCGCTTGGCGAAGTCGAGCACGACCACCTTCATGACGCCGACCGGCACCATGTCGCCGTCGACGTTGCGCATCATCTGCGTCTTGTTGCCGTCGATCGAGATCGTCCAGATCTTGCCCTGGGGCGAGAGGCTGGGGACCTTCGCGCGGTCCTCGATGTTCGAGCCCTCCGCGCTGAAGAAATTGGCGACGTGCGCGGGCACGCCAGCCTTGGGGTCGAACATTTGCAGGTCGTTGGCCATTCTTTCTTGCTCCCTTTTAATCGTCGATGCCGAAGGCGGCGAGGTACGTGTCGAGCAGCGCCTTGCGCTCCTGCCGCACGTGCGGCTCCATCTTTCGGTGCTTGATCACTTCCATGATCGTCCGGGCGTCGTAGCCGTTGGCTTTCGCCTCGGCCTTCACGTCCCTGATATCGTCGTTGATGCCGTTGCGCTCCTCGATCAGATGCTCGATGCGCTCGACAAACAGGCGCAGCTGATCGTTTGCAGCGTTGCCCCCCACCTCACCGCTCACCATTGACGCTCGCCTCCTTGTGAAAAATGCTCGGGGCAGAAGTGCCGGCCGCCGGCCGCCCACCACCCCATGTACCGAAGCCCGCCGGACCGCTCGATCGTCGCATCATCGGCGACGACTTCGCACCCCGGCGCATCGCAGTAGAACCGCATCTGCTTCAGTTCCCCCGGGTGCTTGCCCGCCAGTGGTGCATCGTCACCATACCGCTCAACCTTGCACGTCATTAAGCCCTCCGCACTCGCACAATGCGCTCACGGAACACCGACACCCCCGGTGGCAGTCCCCCGTTATGCGCTTCCGCATATTCCCTCACGAACGTCCGCTTGATGCGCCGCTCCAGCGCTTCCCAGGCGTCGTGCTCCTTGATCCACGCATACAGCGCGTTCCAGTCGCTCGCCGAAGGGGTCATCTCCTCCTGCGCGTAAAACGTGCCGTGCTCGGTGCGAACAGCTTCTGAGCCGCTCTTGTTGAGATGGTCAAGCATCGCGTTTTCGAGCTTGGTCTGAGCCGCCACCAGGTCCGCGTCGGCCTTGTCGAACTGCTTCTTGAGCTGCTGGCGGGCATCGCGGATGTTGATGTGTGCCTTGACGATCTTCGCAAGGTCAAGCTGAGGGGTGGCGGGAGCGTCCATCAATATAGTCCTTTAATAGTGGTCGGTCGTATCATGTACGGCTGTTGTGTCAAGTGGCGTCAAAGCTGCTGTAAAC